TTTCGTAAGTGCCTTGTGCCAAGGCAAAGGCTTCTTGTGGACCTGCCAAGTTGAACTCACTGAAGAGCAAATCGTTAACTTGGTCAAACAGGCTTTGCACCAGCTCACTGATGGCTTCAATTGTGTTTTCAAAATCACTGAACAGACTCTGCAAATCGGACTGAACACTCTGAAGCTGAAGTAACTGCTGTTGCCTTTCAATGGATTCAATCTCTCGGTCCCTAGCCTTGATTAACGCATTGATGACTTTGGTCTGGTCTTCTTCGGTTAGGCTCAGGTCTTCACTGGCTTGATTGATTTCTTTGGTGTAGTCAATGCGGATTTGGTCAATGCGATTGCGTTCAATTCCTCGCTCGTTGATTTCTTTAAGCAGTTCCACTGTCTTGTCATTGCTCATCGCTCGGAACTGCTGATTCAAGCGATTGATTAGGCTTTCGTTTGCGGCTGCGGCATTCTTGAGAAGCTGGGTTCTTTGTTCGTCCGTCACATCGTCGCCACTCATCGACTGAATCCGCTCAACTACTTTTTGATATTCAGTCTCAACGCCTTCCATGATGGAAGAAAAGCCGACATTGCCGACATCCTGAAGTAACTCAGCCACTGCATCGGCTGACGTCCGTTGCCACAACCCAAGGCTGAAACTGCTGTATTCTTCAGCACTCATTCCAGACGAACGGTTATTTACGCCAAACATGCCACCGGAAATGTCATAGCTGAACTGTTCAAAGTCGCTGGCAAAGTCTCCACCAAAGAGGTATGAATCCTGCCCAACTCCGGCTTGGTCAAGCACACTCTGAATGCCATCTCCAATGCCTTTTGCCAAGGCTCCAATTAACCGATTGATGGCACTGATTAAATCGCCCAATAAGTCAATCAGTGGGTCAATCGTGTCAAACAGAAGTTCAAAGCTTTTGTCGATGGCAGCAGCAACTTTTTCGTTGCTCAAGATTAGTTTGGCAGCGGCTTCCTCAACCGTTTTGGACTGAGCTATATTGGTGGCGCGGCTGGCGTTTGGTCCTGCGCCAGAAATGCCGGAAACAATGGCTCCTGCGGTGCGGTCAGTCAGACCAAACTGCTCTTTGAGGTAGTTGGTGGCTTGTTCTAAATAGGTGAGATTTTCTTTGTTCTGCTGAAGTTCAATTCTTCTTTTCTGAATGATGGAATCAAGAAGTTTGTTCTCAAGGTTAATGTATCCTACAGCTTCTTTGAGTGGGACATTCTGTGCGCCAATAATCTTAACTGTTTCTGTGTTTGAATTAACTGCTTTAGCAATTGCTTTGGCTTGTTCAGCTTTAGTTTCTAAGATTGCACCTTCTAACTCTTTAATTTCCTCAAGACTGTTTATTTGCTGAATGTAGTTTGGAAGAAATCCGATTGCTTCGGTTACTCGCTCAGGTCCAATCGTAGGAAAGGCGTATTGTGAACCAGAAGGCGCAGCACCTCGAATGACTTCATCTAAATTCGCACCACCTCCACCAGTGGCTTGAGTAGTCAAGCCCAAGAAGTTGGATAGTTTGTCAATGCCGCTTGCTAGTCCGTCAATGAATCCAGTGAAAAACTTGCTCGCACCTAGCTTGTCATCAATGGCCCCAATCAAAGAAGTAAAGCTATTGGCAACTCGCTGATTGGCTTGCTCAATCGTTGAGGCGGAACTGTTGGCTTGTTGGGTTAAGGCTTTCTGACTGGCAAGAATAGCGTCAAAGAATTTCTTGTTACTGAGCTGTCCCTCTGTGACGAACTTTTTCAAACCTCCTGCGGTAAGTCCTAGCTGCTTTTCCACTTCTCGCAATAGGTTGGGCATTCCATCAATCAGAGAGTTGAACTCTTCGGCTTGAACTCTGGGACTGTTCAAGGCTTGCCCTAGCTGAAGCAATGCGCCTTGTGCGGATGCTGCTGAAGTGCCGGAAGCCTTCAGTGCAAGTCCTACGGTTTCGGTTAGGTTGATGAGGTCACGTTGACTTGCTCCCAATTGCTCGGCAGCAATACGAAGGCGAGAATAAAGCTGTCCAACGTCTTCAAGAGGTAGTGCGGTTTTTTGTGCTACAAGAAAAAGTTGTTGCTGAACCGCAAGCTGCTGTACTAGCGAGTTGGTGGCAAGCTTGACGCGATTCTCAAACTGAGTCATTGCGTCAGATAACTGTGCTAGTTTTTGAACACTGATGGCAGCAAAGAAGGCAACCAATCCGGCCTTGGCTTTATTTATTGCGCCTTCAAATTTTCTTGTGGCTTGTGCCGCTCTGTCGAATGACTGCGACGATTTCGTGAGTTCTCTCTCCAATCTGCCCAAACGATTAATGGCGTCACGAATCTCTAGTTCGATTTCAATGGTAGAGGCTGTGTTTGCCATTTATCGCTTTCTTCGTGGTCTTGGGGTAGGTCGAGCGGTGCTAGACTTCTTTTGCAAGTCTCGTTTGCGCTCGTTCTCTTTCTTGCGGTGACTCGTGACTTCTCTGTCTATCGTCACTAAAGCCGAATAGACTTCTGGTGTGTTGGTCTGGTTTCTTCTCAAGTAGCAATCAATCGCTTCTTCTCGAAGAAAACCAATGTCAAAACCCAAGTCTCTTCCGGTTGTGTCCAAGTCTCGAAAGGCTTGAACCGCTGCCAAGTTTCTCTCAGTCAGCGTCAAATTGTTTGGGCAAACTAAGCAAGGTGGCTCTTCGTCTTCCTGCCAAACGTTGTCAGCAGTTTTACAACACCAAACGGCTTGGTATCGGTCACCTTCCTGAATTCCATGTTCGGCTGAGTCACCTAGATAAGCCGCTCGTTCTAAGACTAAATCTAGGTAACTTTTTAATTTCCCTCTTCGTCATCAACTTTCGCCTGAGCCAGACGCATCAACTTCAAGCTGACATGCGTTGCCATCTTGTTGAGCGCAGCGTCCTCACCTACAAACAGGCTTTTGTTCTCAACACTACAATCTTCATCGAATGACCAGGACTGCACACAAGGCACAAAAAGCTTTCGAGCAAACATAAGAGAATCAATCGTTTGCTTGCCTTTTTGCGTCTTGGTGGCTGCGTTCAGAGCCTCAGTCAAAAGCTTTTGGTGAGGTAAAACGCATTGAAAGGTTGCTGTCAGGTCCAGGTCTGCGTCATTGAAGTCGATTGTTACTTCGTTTGCTCGCTGGACGTCAAAAATTGAAGGCATGAATTATTACTTGTAAATGAGTGAGAAAGCGGCTGCATCAGTTGCAGAAGAGCCTTGAGTTAAGGCAAAGTCTACGCTTGCGGCTGCGGCTCCGTCTTGCTCTGTCCCTGAAATGGAAACGCGAGCAGATGGGATGATGATTTGAACAATTGAACCTGCGGTGTCGCCAACCTGAACGCCAATTGCGATTTGCTCTAATCGAGCAAACTGCTCAAAGCGATAGGCTTGTGCTGGCCTCATCACAAAGTCAAAAGAACCTGTCACGGTAATATCGTTGCTGACATAACTGGCTGCTGGATACTTGTCTCCGGTCATCTCTGCCAAGCCAGGGTCACCAAGATTCTTAGAAACGCTCATTGAGAAGCCAGTGGCGAGAAACTCGTTTGCTGAAGCAATCAAGCTTGCAGCTACGGTGTTCTGAGCGGCTAAGTAAACTTGAGCGGCTGAAGTGGCGATTGGCTCATAAGTCGAAAGCGTAGCGGCTGGTAAGTGCGGTACTAGGTAGTCAGTCGCGGATACTGTGAAAGAATCACCAGAAGCCGCCTGCACTCCAACTGTTGCGGTTGTTGTGCTTGGTGAACTGATGGTTGCAGCTCCGCCAGTGTTCACCTGTGAATCTGAACTGTCGTAAATGTCAACCAATTGCCCAGCGAAAAAGTAATCGGCAGCTACTGCATTGCTGGCAGGATCTAAGGTAACGGTTGCAGGCGAGGAATCAGTCACAGAGACGTCTGTTCCTGTCGCGTTGACAGGTCCAGAGTAGCGGATTCGAGAGGCGCGACAGTTTGCGTTCATGGTGAAAACACCGTCTCGCGTAATGTCTACAGAGAAACCTTCGACAACGGTTCCATTCGCCACATACAATTTATATGTATCGACCAACTGCGACACTTGGAAGGTGTCGCTAACTCGGCTGAAGCTATATGTGACTGATGTTCCACCCGAAACCGTCTTAGTTCCAAAGGTCTTGGTCAAAAGTGTATCTTCTGCTGGTTCAGTTCCGGCTGAAGCTGAAGGCTTGACCAGAAACGGAATATCAAAGGTTGCTCTTTCGGCATAATTTACAAAACTTCTGTTCTGAAGAAGTCTTGTGCCGACTTCGGAAATGTCGCTTGTGTTGAACGTCTGACTGAGCGCCAAAGGTTCAGTGGTTGTAAATCCGTCAGAAGCGGAAACTGCGACATAAGAGCCAGCAGTGCTTTCAGTGGTAATGTACGGTTGACTACTTCTTAGTCGTAGATACCGATCTGGAATCGCCATTGTTCTTCTCCTTTATTCAACATCGTTGTCAATCGTGCGATACAGAACGGTGTATCGCATAGTTGCGATAAAAAACTCACTTTCAGCAGACGCTTGCCGAATCTGCGTGTCAGTGATTGCCGAATCTATTGCCAGCCCATTGAGTGTCTGGTCGTTTGCCATTGCTTCTTCAACTTCAACCGTGATTGTGTCCAAAGTGCTTTCTGCGGTGTTGCCTTTGGCAATGGCTTCAATGGACAAATCAAGTGTTCGTTGCTGACGGTTCTGAATGCCAATCTCTAAGCGTTCAATGCTTTCAGAATTTGCGTAAATCAGCAGCCCAGGCAAATCACTGGTTGCGATTGGATAAGTTCTTGAGAGAAAGACATTCAAGCCAGTGGTTGACAATCCGGTCAGAACCGTTTGGATTCTTGCTTTGATTTGCGCTCGTTTATGCGCCATTTAAACGCTCAACATAATCTGAGTCATGCCTGTTCCGTCCGGCTGAATCCCTCGAACCGTGTAGCTGACTGCCGAAATCGTCAGTGTGTCGCCATGCGCTAGGCTGGAAACGTCAGCGGTTCTTGCCAACAGTGTTGGCTCTGTGCTTTCCACTTCGCTTTCGTCTAAATCCACTGCAAGAAAGTCATTGTCAAAAATGCCTGTGAAGGTGGTTGCGTCCGCCTTTGTCACAGTGGTTCCGTAGTCTGCGAGCATGGCAGTTCGATCAGCAGCAGTCTCAACGCTCATTTGGCTTTAGGCTTTCGTGCTGTTTTTGTGGTTCGAGTGGTCACAGGTGGTGCTTCTGCTTCGTCTAAGCCTTTGGCTCTGTTTTCGTAAACAACAGCCTTGCCCATGCCAATCAGTTGATTGGCTTCTTTTGGGTCAACGCTAATTACCTGTCCAACTCGAACAGGTCCACCATTGGCAACGGTTCCGCGGATAATTTGAATCTTCATACGAATATCTTCTGAAGTCGTTCGTTGTAGGTCACGATTCGCCCAGGATTTTGCAACTGGTCCCGTGCTTCGATCCATTTACCTTGCTGGTCTTCCTGAACTCTTGTTGGCTTTTTGTCTAAATCCCACTGATGCCAGTATCTGCGCGGCCCTGTGTAGAAATCGACACCGCAAACATGAATTTCTGAGTAGCCCAAATAATCTGCTGTCCAGAGTGCTTCTGGTCCTGACAAGCGTATAAATGGGACAATTCCACCGTGAATGTCTTTGTCTCTTAAATTCTTTGGTTCGTGGTGCACAATTGCTGGCGTTTCGTATTCTTGAAGGTGTTTGACCATCCTCACGTCATGCGCGTAACACCAAGCCAGCTCGCCAAGAAAAAGTAAGCCGTGATTATTAACTCCGGCTAAGTCGTAAGCTTTTGAACCAATCTGCGCCTTGGCTTTCGCTAGGTCTGAAGGCGCAGAAGGTCCGCCACAAAGTAAGATACAAGGTCGAGCTTTACCCCAACCTTGTAGCTCGTCTAGCTGATACACTCAGGCAACGGTCACATCCTGTGCTGCCGCGAAGCTTTCAGCATGAGCAACCGCAATATCCATATCTTGATAAAAATATAAATTTGTTGTGGCTGTTCCTGCTGAACCGTATGGGTCAACCAGCACATCCAGTGCTGAGAAGAAGCCAATGTACAGATCGCTAAAGTTCCCGAAAATTAGGGAGTAAGGCGAGGAACTTGGTGCTTGCGTGGTCTGCACTACCGGATAGCCAAGCATCGAATCTGGTGTTGGCATAATCATCCGCGAGTCAGTGCTGGCAGCCACCAAGGTTTGCATCAGCTTGCCGACAACTGCCGGATGAGTTACCCAACGCAAATTGCCAAGCAGAGCGTTGTCCTGGCTGACTTCGGTCATAATATCAACGACATTGCCATACGTCAGATTGGCGTTGCCGCTGGTTCCACCGGAAGAAACGTCACCGATTCCAGAAGTTCCAAGGATTCCGGTCGGTTCGTTTGCACCACCACCTTTGAGAGCAACGTTGTCAATTTTGGCGCTGAAGATTCGGACCATGTTGTTACGAATCAACTGCTCCACACTTGGGTCAGACTGAATCATCAACTCGCGAGTCACAGCAACCTTGTTCGCCAAAAGCTTTGGCGTCATGGTGACTTGAGCAAAGTCAGGCTCGTTGTTTCCAACTGAACCGCCTTCTGCAATGAATGCCGCTGCGGTGCTGGTGCTGATTTTGGGAATCGCCACGTTGCCTTGCAGTCCGTTCAGTACGGTTGCGCCCACTTGCCCAAGAATTGAGGTTGAAATCAAGGCGTCGATAAAGCGATCACCTCTGTAGTCCTCTGGGACAATGTTAGAACCTGCGCCAAAAGTTGCTCCGGCTGCGGTTGATACCGTTCGAGTCTGCCAGCCAAAGTCAGGAACAAAGAAGCCTTTTGGTTGTCGGCTTTGCTTCTTTGCCAGTTCTTTAGAAACTTCGAGTTCAAATCCAGCTTTGCTCCAATCCTTTGCATCTGCGGCTTGAATGGCTCTTACCAAGCTGTAGTTGCGCTTTTCCTTTGGTGTCGCGTCAACTGAGAAGTCGATTGGCTTGGAAGTCTTCTTCTCTAAAAGCATGGCTTGGAATTCAGCTAGGCTTTGCTCTTCCTGAAGTGCGCGAAAGGCTAGGTCATACTCGTTGTGCCGCTTGCCCAGTTCGAGAATCTGAGAAGCTTGGTTGCGGTACTCTTTCAGTTGGTCTTCTTGCCGTACTTGAACTTCCGGCTCTTTAACTACTTCAGCTTGCATAGGTTCTCCTTTGATTGCTGAGTTGTTATCATCACCGGAAGCTTCCGGCTTGTATGCTCTGCCCACTCCAACAGAAGAATCGGCAGGTATGGAAACCATTGAAACCTCCAATGGTTTGAAGGAACTCACCCGATAAAGCGGCTTATCTTTGTAGCCGTTCTCGTCTTTGTTCATTGCTTGAATCTGGTAGCCAATCGAAACGTTGCCACGGATGCCATCGACTACGTCACGATAGACTTCTTCCGCCATTGCGTTTTTGCTGAACCTTACTTGTGCGCGAAGCTTGTCGTTGTCCATATACGCCTTTTCAACCACTCCAATCTGCTGTCTGGCGTCATGGTCCAACAACAGAGGTGCTTTGCCTGAAGACATGAATTCCATATCCACACTTCCAGCATTGTGTTCGAGAACTTCATAGCCGAATTCACGTTCAACCGGATTCGTTGAAGATATGCTCATCATCACTCGACGGTCGTGTTCTTCGTCCATCATCCGAACGCTTCCGGTTCGGTATTGCGTTTGAACTGGTAAGTCTCTGGTTTCGACTTGTTCAACTTCTCTTTCTTCCGGCTCTTCTGCGACTTGTTCCGCTTTGGCAAACGCCACAATGTACTCGTCTTGCGTTTCTTCGACGTCAATGACATGCCGCTCAGTCATGCTAGTTAAATCCATAACTCTCTCGCTTTGATTCACGATTTTTTCTGACCAACTTTTGCCAGCATCCCCACCCCACAAAGCCCAAGCAATTCTGCCATTACTTGGATAACCTTTTTCGCCTGGTCTGAATCCTTCGGCTTTTTTATCTACTTCATGGCGAGCAAAAAAAGACTTCATTCTCTTCACGGTTGCCAGTGGCAGGCTCTTGCCGTTGCTGATGTCTCTGGCGCGAGCGATACCTACAGACGTTCCGCCTCTGCCAAATTCTCGTCTCCAATCCAAACCTCGGTTGGCTTCCTCGACCATGCCACTGGTGGGCTTGTGGTTTTCTGACATTACTCAACCTCTGGCTCAATCGGGCCATGAGGCGAGCCCAAAGGCTCAAAGGCTAGGCTGATTCCGTAGCGTTCCGCCATTGCCTTGTCGTTCTGCATTTGCTGGAATACTTCTTCAACGTCACGTCCGTATTGTCTGGCAACGTCATTCAATGACTTGAAGCCATTTCTCACTGCTTCGACTTCTGCTCTGATCTCTTTTGCTGGGTCCACCCAACTGAAACCTCTGCCTCTGAATTCCAAGGTGTTGGAAAACTTGTCGTATCTGGTAATCGGAATGGGGATTGAGCCGGAAGTCATCGACATTTTCAGCCACTCTTGAGCAACAGGTTCGCAGAGGTGCTGAATCAAAAAGCTTTGAATCTGACGGTATAAATCGCGTTCTTCGAGTGCGCCTTGCCGGATGGATGAATAGCTGACGCCTTCGAGGTTGTTTGACAGGCTGGTGTAAGAAATGCCCAAGCCGGAAGCGATTCCGCGAAGCACACCTTTATGAAATTCGGCATATGCTGAAGTTGGATGGCTAGGATTCCACTCTTGAAAGGTCATTCCAGCCGGAAGCTGCTGAATTGAACCAGGCTCGCCAGACATGATTTGATTGCCGTCTGCGCTTTCGTCACCAATGAAGCCTTCACCGTCTGCTGAAACCAAAAAACCCATTTTTGCTGCTGATGTACGAGCAGCAATCAGTTCTGCTTCTTCATAACCTGAGAGAATCCGCATTCTGGTCATTGCTGAAGCAAACCAACTGACGCCTCTGGTCTGTTGTGCTCGGTCTGGTAGGTAAATGTGCAGGATGTCTTCAGCCGGAACTCTTGTCCGCTTGTCGCTTCTTCTCTGCCCGAACGTATCGAACGGATGGCCTTGACCTAATTTTAAGTAGTAGGCTTGCGGTGCGTCGAACTCGTCCAACTCAACGCCCATCACCACTCTGCGGCCTCTTGGCTCTGTGGTGAAATATTCTTCGTCGAGGTAATCCGGCTCTAGCACTTGCAGAGCGAGTCCGTCACGCCAACGTTTGCCACGAACAAAACGAATCAGGATTTCACCGTCTCGACAAAGACCTTGAATGACCAATCGCTGAATATCTAGCCAAGACTGACGCTGATTTGCTGAACAGGATTTGCCCCAACGTCGAAATGCTCTTTCAATGATTTCATTGCCAGCAGCATCTAACTGTCCAACATTCGGCTCATTGAGATTTCTGGCTCTGCTTTGCAGTGTAAAGCCATGCTCGCCAACTACATTGCTTGACATGAGTTGCAGGTAACGTCTGGCGTAATCGTCATTTCGGCAAAGTTCTCTGGCTCTGTCTCGAAGTCTGCGAAGCGAATATTGAAGTTCTGCGTCTGAGCTGGTCGTTGAACCGACAAAATCCGCCAGGAATCTCGAACCAGCCGCGCCATCATATCGACGCTTCTTCTGCTTTGGGCTTGGGTTTTCTGGTGCTTGTCTGTGGACTCTATCCGTTAGCCACCACATAGCCTCTTGGATCATCCTGCCCTCCTGAACTCAACCTTCACCAGATTGCCAGGACGTTTGCCTGCTCTTGCTCTAGCTTGCTGATTTTCTTTAGCAACCTCTTGTCTGTAGTAGTCGCGCCACTTCATCAGGTCTTGAATTGAAAGCTTCGTCAGGCTGCGGTTCCCAATCGAATACTCTTCAACGTCATTATCTGCGCGGCCTTCTAATAGGGATTCAATCTTATCACGCATGATTTCTGCGTGAGTTCTGGGATCGTGGTTGACGTCATAGTCATAAGAAATTTCCCAGTGTCCTTCTAGGACTTTGATTTTTTCTGAATCAGAGGTGCGAGTTATCCAGGCTTGCCAGTGAACGTGGCCTTGTGGGTAGGTTTGTGTAGTGCTGGAAGAGACTTCGATGAAGTAGGTGCTGTCTGCTTCTGTGGCCTGAATCTTAAACTCAGTCGAAGAGCCACCATGTGAGCGAGCGATATATTCTAGGGAATACGAATCTGGCGGATAATCAGAAGCGAGATCGTCCTTGCGCCAAGTCCAGCGTTCACCAGCTACAAGACGGTCAGGTTCAATTGTGGGATAGTTTGCGCGGTCGAATTGATTGGTTGCCATGCGCTAGAAATAGCGCAGAACTTCAAGCTTGTGGGCAGGATTGGCAGAATTGGCAAAATTGGCAAAATTGGCAGAATTTAAAAATCAGTTTAAGATTTCCACTCTCCACAAAAGTCAGTGTTTTCTGTAACAGGCCAATGAATCTTCATTTCAAGTGGCTTGTCTTGGTCACTTTGCTTGAACATTAACGGCATAGGCGCATTTCTGCGGCAATATCCAAATTCATCAACATTTTCAGGTAAGTCTTTTGCTGTGAATGTTGCCGAATCCCAAAAACGACAAGAATCACAACGCATTGCTTTTGGTGTGATTGCTTTAGGCTGGTCTTCTTCTTTACCCCAAAGTAGCCAATTTTGAGAAATTCCAAACTCTAGTTCAATACTCCTAGCCAGCATAGTGCTGACTTTCGTTGGTCTGTGAATCGTGCTATTCAGACCAGAATAGCTTATCCCCACCTTCTGGGCAAACTCAGTACGCGAAAGTCCTAATGACTCAATAATTTCTAATAACCTTCTGGTTGAGTCTGGCAAATTTTCACCTGGTTTTGGTTTTCTTCCTCTCATATTCCTCAATTTAACTTTGCAAAGGCGTCTAAGTAACTGGTTTGGCTTTCGATTCTCCAACTTCCACCAACCTTGTAAGCAGGAACTAAGCCGGATTCACAGAATCGGTAGGCTGTTCGCTCGCTGACGTCCAACTCAGCAGCCAACTGCTTTGGTGTCAAATATCGGTTCCTTCGGTTTCGCATACTAAAACCTTTGAATCCAGTTGTTTGGTCTTCGTGCAGGTTTCAAAGTTCTTCGTTGTGGTTGTGGTTCAGGTTGGGCAACGCTTTCTTCAACAGTTTCAACTACTTTAGCAGTTCTTTGCAGTCGTTTCCAATCCCGAATGTTTAGCGAAGACAA